TTTTTTGTGTTTTCTAAGATAACACCCATTGAAGTTCTTTGAGAACCTTTAAGACCCTCTAAAAGAGCATCCTTTGTCTCTCCCCAACGGCTTTCTAATAGTTCTTTAGACATAATTTTTCTCCTAAAATAGTCTATTTAAGTCCAGCAAGTTGTTTCATTTGAATGATATTGCTATCTTCTTCTTTTGATTCAACTTTCTGTGCCTTAGGTTGATCCCCAGTAACTTCCTTAACTGATTCAGTTAGTGTCGCTTTGTTTGACTTCACTACATTCTCATTAAGTACCGCTGGTAGATACTTGTTAAAAGTAGCCTCCAATTTCTTTGTTTGGACGCCTTCTAATAAATTCATCATAACTTCAGTTTTCTTTTCGTTTAACGGAGCAAGTAGTTCGTCTAACTTTGCTTGTCTCTCGTTGGAATCCTTGATCATGTTGATTTCACTTTCTTTAGACTCAACAATTTTTGTTGTCTCGTCAATCTTCTTGGTTGCTTCTGCAAGTTGCTTGTCCTTGTCTGCAATTGAATCATTTAACTTGCGAATTTCTGCGTTCTCATTTAAATGAGTTGCACCAAATTCACTTGCGAATGCTTCAAAAATCTTTCTACCAAAACTGTTCTCACGAGCAATTTTGATGTCTTCTTGCAACTGCGAAAGTTCGGCTTTCAAATGCTTGGCAACAGCAACAGTCATCTTAGATGCAGATTCTTTCACGAACTTTGCTTTAAGTTCTTCCAGTTTCTCTCTTGCATCAGCAACAAGTTTAACTTTAGTTTCCACTACGTCTTTCTTGTCCTGAGCAAACTCTTTGATTTCTTTTGCTAGTTGTTTCATCACAAATGATTCCAATGTTTTAATATTGTTCTTTTGTGATGCTCTGTCTTGTCGAAGATCTTTGATTTCTTCAACCAACTTGCTCATCATAAAAGTATCAAACTTCTTTGCTGATTCTTTCATTTTGTTTAGTTGATTAACTCTATCTTCTGCTAATTTAGCCTTCTCTTCTTTTACTCCAGTTAATTCAGCAGTTAAACCTTCGGTTACCATAGTATCGATCGCTTCAACCATTGTCTTCTTGTCATGCTCATACTTTGTTGCAAACTCTTCACGCAACTCGGCACGAACCGCTTCTTTAGCCTCTGCTAACTTGGACTCCCATGCTTCAGTTATTTCTGCACGAGTTTCTTCGTTAACTAGATCGCTGTCTAATAATGGTTTTAGTACATCTAGCATACCGGTCTCCTAGTTAAGCCTGAGTTCATTGATAAGTTTAAGTACTTCTGACTTAAGATATCTTTGAACTGATTTTTCATTGCCACCGCTCTTCAGATTATCCAACAATGCATGTCCGCCTTTCATATTCATTAGGCCTTCATATATTGCAGTAGGATAGGCATTTGGAGCACTTGGCTGTGAAACTATGTCGACAGTGATGATTTCAAAATCACTGACCTTACCGTCACCTTCGTTAACGTTACCGCTACCTCTGGATGACACTCCTAACTTCACTCCTGATTCCAACATAGTTTGCACTAGTTGGCCCATCGGTGTTGGTAGGACTTTTAATTTGCCGCATCCATTTGGACCATCCATCCACATGTTTTCAATCATGTGTGACACACGGTCAAGGTTGATCTTTAAATCGTCTGGGTGATCAACTTCACCAAGCACGGAATATCCACCTGAAATTTGTTCATTCAGTGTCTTCACTGCATTTTCAATTTCAGTAACTGGATATACACGTTCATTGGCATTCTTCACACCACCTTGGATGCAGATACCTTTCATATATAGGTCTTTGCCACCTTCTGCTTTTTCCACTACCATACCGGCTGTGTTAAAGTTAAGATGCTCTTTTAAATATGTTCCTGCCATAATCAGGTATCCTTATTATAAAGTTAATTAAACTTTCTTCATGTCTGGCGCAGTTGTGCCGCCCATGTCACCAGCCTTTGGTGCAGGTCTGCCTTTTTCTTCGCCGCCACTAATTCCAGGTTTTGCTTCAGCACCTTTCTTGCCTGAGTCTGCGGCTACTGGTGATTTAGCATTGTCGTCGCCACCTTTGTTGTCTGCTTTCACAGCCTTCATTGCAACGCCTTCTTCAACCTTTTCTTCTTTAGTTTCTTCTTTAGTTTCTTCAACTTTTTCTTCTGAAGTTTCTGCTTCTGCAACAGGCTCTTCTGTAGGTGCTACACCTTCTTCAGGCATTTCCATTTCCATGTCGCCTTCTTCTGCTGGTGCTTCTTCGTCTTTTTCACCCATGATTGCTTCGAACTCGCCCATTAGTTCGTCCATCTTGTCTTCAAGATCAACAACTCTGTCTTCTAGTTCTTCTGCATCTGCTTCGCCTTCGTCGCCATCTTCTTCTGAAATTCCTTCTTCGTCAGCCTCAACATCTGAAATAAGGTCGTCTGCTTGATCTCCGCCTACTTCCTCTTCTGTTTCAATTGCTTCGTCTGTAACTTCTTCTGAAGATTCTTTAACTTCTTTGTCTTCTTCTGTTGATTCAACTTTGTCAGATTCTGCAACTGCTTTAGCATCTGCTTCAGCCTTTGCTTCGTCTTGTGCCATTAACTCTTCGTAGATGTCTCTTGATTTCTCAACTACAACATCATGAAAAAGTTCTTTGGCTTTTTCTTCTTCATCATTAATGATGAATTCTATTAGTTGTTCAAATTTTTCCATGTTAAATTCTCCATGTCATT